ACTGCCGGCGGTCACGCCCGATGCCGGCAAATCGAGGTCTACCGTCGGCCCGCTCGGATTCGTGACCGTGATCGTAGAACCCGGGCTCGCGACGGTCAAACCGCTCGACGATCCGTTCGCCGCGGACGTGACTTGACCCTCGGCGTTCACCGTTATATTCGCGTTCGTGTAACTGCCGGCGGTCACGCCCGACGCCGCAAGGTCGGCGCTAGAAATGCTCCCGGCCGGCAAACTGACCCCGCCACCAGCCGTAACGACCAAATCGGCCGTCGAGATGATCGGCGCCGAGACTTCGACGCCCGAGGTAATCGCCCCGTTGACATTGAGCGCGCCGTCAATTTGAGTATTGCCGACGACGTGCAATGCCGAGTCGAGCGTCGCCGCGCCCGTGACTTCTAGCGGCCCCTCGACCTTGTTCGCGGGCGATTCGATCGTGACCGAAGCCGGCGACACGGCCTTGATGCCCGAGCCATTCGTCGTTTGAACGTACTCGGTCGGCGTGCCGTTCAGCATGCCCGATGAGTAGATCGCGTCCGACCAATCGAACATGCGCTTGCTACTCGGGTTCGCTTGACCGCGCGCGTTCTTGACGCTCGTGATGTCGCGCGAGGCGAATGCCGCCATGCCCGTATCGCCCGCGACGGGATCGCAGATAAACGCGCCTACGCCGCCTTGCGCGCGCGTGAACGGCACGTCGTAGATAACATCGTGAACGACCGGCGTCCCGCTCCCGGTCATCAAATTGACGATAACTTGAACGTCGACGGTCCCGGTCGGGCCGACGCCGCCGCCGTGTACCGCAATGACCTTGACCACGCTGACGGTTTGCATTCCCGAGAGCGCCGCACGGATGATAAAGTCCGTCGAGTTATAGTCGCTCGTATCCGAGGACGCATTCGATTGACCAAAGGCCGGGCCGCTCATGTCGGCACCGCTGGCGCATTGGGCGGATATAAAATCATGTCGGAGAACCATGCACCGTCAGGGACCGACGCCTCTAACGTATTAGTAATGGCCGTTACTATCCACGATCCGTTCGCGATTGAGTTAAGTGTCGTCGACCCCTTCAAAGTTTGGTCTAAAACTACGTCACTTCCTTGGACGACAATCGGGCTCTTGACGTGGAACGCCGGATTGTAGAGCGAGCGCACGGCAAGGAACCCGTTCGCTTGAGGCGTCGGGTAGCCCTGCAATCCCGAGGTCGGGCTGAGCACGAACGGCGCCGTAGCGTCTGACTGACCTTTCGGCGTCACCGTCACGACGAGGCCGTCCGTACTGAAAACCGGATCGATGTCGTAGGCGAAACAAACCTTTCGCAATTGATCCGCGCTCGCTTGCGGGAAATACGTCGCGCCGCTCGTCACCGTGGTTACGCCATTGTTGATAGCGTTGATTCCCATCTTTGCCGCAATGACCGAGATGATATCGAACACGGCCGCGCTCGCGGGAAAGCTTGTCGGCGTCGCGGGGTTCACGAGGTCGTAGCTTTTCGACACGGACGTGACGACGAGCGGCACGTTAGGCATGCTCGCGTAATCGGGCGCGGCGGTTAGAATGTTGCCGGCAAATGCCGCCGCCCATCCGTTGCCGCTGTTCGCCTCGACAAGAACCGTATTCGGTAGCCATCCCGTCTTGCCCGAGCTTACGACTTGCACCGCGAGCGCGTTCATGTCGGCTTGCTCCATACCGAATATTTTCAGGGTCATCTCGGGGAACGACGGGAATCCGGCGCCCTTGATGACCGCCGACATGCGGAGCCCGGCTATCTGCAAAGTGTTCCCGAGCACCGCACCGTTCGCGCCCACGAACACGGCGTTGCTGTTCGTCAATTGGAACGTGACGCGCAGTAGCTTCGCGGTAAAACTAGATAGCGGCAAGGTCTGACGCCTCTAGATAGAGCAACAAAAATTGAGTCCCGAGACCCGTGTAATACGGCGGCGATCCGTTGAACGTCGGCGGCCCGGACCCTTGCGTATCGAGGAACATAAAGTCGCCGACGACGCCGAGGTATGTCCGGTCTAGCAAGAGTCGCGTTCGATCGAGACAGCGAACCGCCGTCAGGATCGGCACGCCGCCCACGATCAAGTCAAAGAACAGCCCGGCCGCTACGCCGTACTCGTCGACAATCGGCTGTTTTTGATACAGCGCAATCTGACAGCTTTGCCCGCCGAGCACTACGCTAAGCGTCTGCGACGGCACGGCGTTAATTTGTACTTGCTTCATGTGGCTAACCTGTCGGCGACGGCGGCACGATCGCGGCAAGCGCCGCCGACTGTACGGCCGTGCTCGGCGTCTGCGGATTGTTCTGTCCGCTGTTGATTGGCGGTACCGCGCTAGGCACGGACGAGTTCGCCGTCGACGGGGCGCCGGGCGTTGACGTGCTGTACTGTTGCTCGACCTCGGCGATTTGCACAAAGAACAATTCAACGTCGAAAAAGCAAGCGTTCTCCGCGCCGCGCCGCGAGAGTTCCGGCCGCGTCACGTTGACATTCAAATAGGTTTTCTCGGGCGTCAAAATCTTGTACAAAGCCAGCGACGCCGCGACCGTGTCGATTTGCTGCAAGAATGTAGTACGGGCCGACAGCGAGCCGCCCTTGCTCAGAACGACCGAGGACTCGAACGGTAGCGCGACCTTGTTAAAACTCGCGAAGGCTCCGCGCTGTATCTGGTAGTTCGAGACGCGATACTCTTGCCGCCATCCGAAATCCTGAACGCTGTCGGCGTTGATTACTTCATTGTTGTTCGCGTCGAACACGCCCCACACGGGCGCGGCTTGAGTCGCTTGCCACAATATACCGGGCTCGGCGGCGAAGCCTAGCGCGGGCGGCGCCAATGCTTGAAACAACAGCGAGCGCGCAATCTGCGGCACGCCGGGAAGGTTCGGCACATTGGGGAACGGCGGTAGCGGAACCGTGATCGCGATCCCGAGGCCGGCGCCCGCGCCTACGGTAATGATGCTCATTGTTGCCCCGTATTCGCCTGAGCGACACTGAACTTACGTTGCAAGGCGTCGCCGGTCTGATTGGCGACTTGAGTCGGATCGGCGTTCGAGGAGTTGACCTCGATCTTTCCTACCGTGACGGTCGTCGTATTGCCCGCCGCAGCGGCCGGCGCCGTCCCGCCAGTGCGACCCACGGTACCCGGCGTAGCGCCCGACTGAGGGCCGCGCATTGCGGAATTTGGTAGGCCGCTCTCGACCACGGTCATAGCGTTGAGGAGCGCCGGCAAATCGGCCGCCGTCAATTTCTGATTCGCTCCCTTGCCCGTGAGCGTCACGGCGCGCGCGATGTAGGCCGCCAGCGCGTAAGGGTCCTTTTTGCCGTCGGTCCCTTCGTAGCGCGTGATGATCGAGGCGATTGTGTCGAACCCCTTGCTGATCTTCGCCTCGATATCCGCGCGCATGGCGGCTTGCCCCTCGGCGAGTGTAGCGAAGGTTCGGAACTTGCCGTTCTTGTCTTGCAGATTGCCGGGATTGTTGTTCCGCGCCGCGAGGCTTCCGGCCTTCGGGGATATGAGCCCCTCGCCGCCCGAGCGATTGATCGTACCGCGCGCTGAGCCGCCCCCGCCGCCGCCCGACGATCCGAACCAATAATCAATAGCCTGATCGGCGAGGTTTCCGGCGCCGCCGTAAATCTTCTTCGTGTAATTGGCGTACATCTGGCCCACGTCGAGGATCGCGCCGCCGGCCGACTGATTCGCGCCCATGATATCGCCGCTTGCGAGCTTCGTCACGGCGTCGAGCGTGTCATTGATTACGGGCTTGAGAGTATCGCGCGCGGCCGTGCCCGCCTTGCCTATGGCGTCAGTCATCTCGCGCCATTTCTCGACCATGTCCTCGGAGTCTTTGACGTTTTGCTGATTGATCCGATTGAACTCGCGAGCTTTCGCTAGCTGATGGTCCTGTATCGCTTGCTGTTCGAGCATGCGATTTATCACACCGTCGGCGATCCCGGCTTGTGCGAACATCGCGGAGCGTTCAGCGTCCGACATGTTGCGGGTTTTCTTTGAGAGGTCGTCGAGGATCGCGCCCATGTCGCGAAGCTTGCCGTTACGGTCCTCGTAATTGACGCCCTTTTGTTGGAGCAATTGCAGCAACGGACCTATCTCGCCGCGCAAGTCCTTGAAGGTTTTTTCTTGAGCGAGCTTCGCGAACGTGGCTACCACATCCTCGGTTTTGCCGCCGGCATACTCGACGGCCTTGCCGTAGATGTTCAGCGCGTCGGCGCCTATGCCGAGCTTCGCCGCCGTGCGACCTAGCGACGCTTCGCCCGTGGTCAGCCCCGCGAAAAACTTCGTGAGCCCGGCAACGGACTCGAACCCGAGGAAGGTCGAGGCGAGCGTGCGGCCGAGGGTCGCGACGGAGCCGGTAATATCGTCGGTCCGCTTCTTGCGATCGAGGGCGTTTTGTTTCTCGACGCGGGCTCGTTCGCGTTCTTCCTTGTCGTTCTTTTTGTTGACGCGGTCCCGCTTCGCGACGGCCTCGCCTTCGATCGAGCCCACGTCTTTCCACGATCGCTTGTAATTCGTCGTATCGAGTTCGAGTTGTACGACGAGGGCGTCAATTACTGTTGGCACGAGTTCACCACATATCGGGCCATACCCGATTAGACTTGGAGGCGTTAACCACGGCCGGAAGTAGTTCGGTAATTGTATGCGTCTACTGAGATAATTTCAATCATGTCGAAAAGGTCGCGCACGCCGTAGACAGTCTGTAGCTCGTTCAACGTGGCTAATTTTCCGCTGACGCACATACCGATCATCGGCGGTAAATTCACGTAGTCAATCAGGCCGCGAGGCCGGCTCGTCGTGTAGAGCCCTATTCCGTAGGCGGGATGCTCGCGGCCGGCGTAAAACCCGTGTGCAGCTTGAACAGGGCTTTGTGCAGAATGAAAAACGTCTTGATTTCCTCAACCACACAATTAGGGCCGGCGGCGATCGGCTGCGGGGGATGCTTGGGGTTGTGCTCGTATTGAGCTTGCGCAAGCATCTCACTCAAAAGGGGCTGCAAATCCCTATAGGAAGCGTCTAGCAAGGCGGACACGGCGAAGGGCGCCAGTGCAGCCCATCCGGCCCCGAGGGCGCCCGGCGGCAGTTGTACGCCGCTGGCTGCTACGGCGAGGATAGCGCGTAGCGCCCAATCCTGCCCGGAATATCCGTCCATTTCCGTCAGTACGAAAGTCTTGCCGTTATCCCTGCATCCAAGTTCCTCCGACCTAACTCCCGGTATAGTCAATCTTTCGACTCGTCGAGACATGCACTACTCCCGTAGTTTTGATTTGCCCGTCGATGCGTGGTCGGGCGCCACCTAGCCTCCCGCGCTCATGGTGCCGTTCAACGCGGTCTCTTCCCTGCCTCACAACGGCAGATGCCTGGTTTCGGCCAGAC